ATCAATTAGGACTGCTCCCATTGACATATATGAAGTTGTAAGGTGTGCTACTTTCTCAGGAATGTAGTTTACTTCAGTTCTTACATCTGAACCTACACCTAAACCTAAAGAAGATTTATGGAAAGCAATAGTGTTTCTGTCGCTAGAAGCGATAGATAAACCACTGAAGCCCATCCACATGAAAGACAACCATCTCTTAGCTGTCATACCACCTTTGTAAGGTAGATCTGCTTCACCGATATATTCAGCTCTTGAGAACTGATCTATATCTAAAAGGTCAGACCACTGTTTTGGACCGACTACCCAGTATCTTTGTCCATCATCTGGCACATCATTGTTACCAAAGATTTCAAAAACATTCTGAGCTTTGTCTAAGTTCATACCAGTAGTTGAACCAGCAGAGTTATTAGCTAGAGCTGTTGCTCCTGCATCAAAAGTATCTGTGATGATTGAGTCAGTCTTACGACCTAAAGCATATGCAGCGTTTTGTGCTACAATGTTTCTCTCATCAATGTTTACTTTTAGTTCGTCTAGTTTGTCTACGTAATCAGCAGCATAAAAGTCTGATAGTGTTGCAGTTACATTTGAGTGAACTGAGTTCATAGCGACAACCTCAGCGTGTCTTGCTTTAGTTGAAGCAGAACCCTTCGCTACTTTTTGGAACTGAACAGTATTTCCTTTTACACCATTGACATTACGCACCATGCTCTTGAGTTTAGAACCCATTCGCTGATAAGCCATGTGAACTTCAGCTTCAAACTGTTTCACAAATGCTTGATCTATTGTTGCTGTCATTGTGTTTTCCTTTTCATTTATTGTTTATTTCCAAGTTGTCGTCATAAACCTTCACTAAGTTATCCATTACTGGGCAAAGTCCAGTTTAAATCGGCTTGTTAGTTGAGATATATTATATTTTTGTGATCTTTACAAGACAAGATGCAGGAAAAACATTGACATCTGCATAAGTATATGAGCCATCTTCTTCACGAATATAACTAGCAAATGTCTTGATATACTTCTTATTCTTTGAATAAATGTATGCTTCTGTAGTAATTAATGCTGGAGATAGCTTTTCCATGTCATTATCTGAACACCATGCACTATCCCCAGTGGGATCTTCCCATATAAGTTTATATTTCTTATAAGGAAACTTAACCATATTTCTTCTGATATAGGTTAGTTACCTTTGCTATATATGCTGGATCTTTCATACCTTCTTTCCAATATCTTGGATCTTTCATCATAGATTGTAGATCTCTTTCATCTAATTCTACATCTATAACAGTATTCGTATTAGGTAATGGCTTACTTCTAGATAAGCTCATTATTTCTTCTAGAGCTTTAACGCCTTCAGCAGTAGAAGCAAGATTGGCAATAACATCATAGGAATCAGTAGAAAGATATTTCTTACTCCACAGATCAGCAGCTTCAATGCGTTCTCTTGCGTTATCTCCCAGTTTTGCCATTTCTTCTTGAAGATTCGGTAGACCAGCAATTTCGTTATTAACAAAAGCCGCCACTCCCTGATCGAATACTTCCTGTGATAATCCATTATCTCGACAAATTTGTTGCCAAGACTTAACAAGTTCTTGTTCTGGATCAACTGTGATTTCAACATCTTCTGGTACTTCTGGTAGCCTTACTTCATAAGATTCAGGAACGCTAGATTTTCTTTGGTTTTCATAATCTTCTTGTACTTGTTTGATAAGATCTTCAGTTCGCATACCAAGTTTCTGCTCCAGAGCTTTGTATGATGCACCCAGTTCTTCAACTTTAATTTCATTTCTTTCTGTATCCCAAAATTTTTCTGGAATATATTCTGGTATCTGAACTTCTGAAGTGTTTTCTTGAGATACCTCTTGTGTCGTTTCTTGTAATTGTTCTTCTGTCATTAAACCTCCTTATCAGATTCAATTCTTTTCTTGATGATGAAATATAAATATCTCATTCCTTCAAGATGTCGTAGATGTTCGTTGCTAACATCTCTACCAGCAACTGAATCTACTGTAATGGATCTTAAATAATCCAAAACCTTTTCTCCTATGACAGTACTAAATACTGCTGCCATATCCGAATTAAGTTCTCTTTCTCTTTCTTCTGTACGATAAAATCCATCAATAGATAGATGGCTTCCTTTAGGCTTGTTCTGGAGCTGCTCCCAACTCATTCATTCCTCCTTGTTGTTGTTGCATTACCTGTTGCATCTGCTGAACTACTTGTTGTTGTTCTGCTGCATCTCTAATTAGTTTCTCAGGTAAATTCATTTTCTCTGCTAGATATCTAGCTACTTCTTCTTGTTTGACAATAAGATTCAATACTTGTGGTCCAAATGTTTGACCTAGTGTTGCATTAAATCTATTCACATCAGCAATATCTTGTTCGTTCTGCGCCCTTGATAATGGTGATTCTGGAATAATTTTGATTTCTTTATTGTTCAATGAAGGTAATTCTATTCTACCTTGCTTCTTTAAAATGTAAATAACCCTTCTAATTAATGGCATAATAAACTCAGACTGTAATCTTCCAAAGGATGATCCAATCTGTCTAGATAAATCTGCCATTCTTTCAGCTACTTCTGTTGCTGACATAGGTGTACCTTTGGTTGGTCCAAGTGTTTCCATGTATAGAGCTTTACGAATATTAGTTCTCATATCGTCTAATACTAACTGAGCCACATCAAATCTACCTGCTGCACTAATAGGTTGTAGTCCTCTAGATCCTGGAGCTACAGGAATAATTGTGCCAGGCACTAATTGAATATTATCTGGATTAATAACTCCGTCATCTTCTAACTGATAAATACCAGAGATATTCATCTGTGCATTTTCTAAAATTAATTCAATGGTTAAGTTTGTTGTCTTAATAGCTGACATAGCATTAAACACTGGTCCACGACCATACACTTCACCACTTGCTTTGTTCCATCTAAATGTAATAAAGGGATTAGAACCTTGTCCTTCAAACTGATCTTCAAATATTATTTGTTCATGATCTTTGACACAAACAACATAATCATAAACTTCTTTGTTTGGATCTTTATAGTTTCTCATTGTACCTTCAATAACAGTACACTTAGCATCTGGCTCATTTAAAACTTTATCTTCTAAAGTATCTAAGTTAGCTTCTGGATATAAAATTTTAATATCACCTAATCTGATTTGACGTTTTCTAAATACGCAATCAATTCTATTATCTGGTCCAGAGTTTAAATAAACATGAGGTAATGGAATAGAATTAAATATAATAGGGTTAGTTGAATTACCTTCATTCACTAACATCACACCAGTACCAATCGCTAGATCCATAAATGATTCATGGACTTCTTGATTAAAGTTAGAAGCATGAAGTATCTCAAATATATAGTTAGTTATTTCATCTAACTGTTCATCTACTTGGGGAGCTATTTGAGGTGGTATCTCAATACCTGCTTTTAAATTAATCCATCTACCAAAGGTAGGAGTAATACCTGCCTGTAGTCTTGATGCAAATTCTTGAATACCTACGACAGCAGTTTCATCAAAGATTCTATCTGTTCTTTTTTCTCCAGGTGATTCATCATAAAATGCTTCTCTGCCTGGCATTGTATATTCATAGGCTTCTTCAAACTTAGGAATCCAATGTGTCTTTAACTGTTCTGCATGACTAAATCTTTTTAGAAATGTTTTAGAGTTCATGACTCCTGTATGAGGAGCTGATCTATAGTTAAAACTATACACTACTTACCACCACCAAAAGTTCTATTGGTTGCTGTAATAAATTTTCTTGATGCTTCTGTCATAGCTGCTCCTTGAATTTGAGCTAATCTAGCTTTTCTTTTTTGTTCTGCTTCAGCAAATTCTGTAGTGCTTTCTGTAGATGGTGTTGTTGCAGCAGTACTTCCAGAATCTTTACTATCTCCATAAGAAAAAAATCCAGAACTAGATACACCTTTCATAATTGCACCTATTGGACTTAATGATCCAGATATAGCAGCATTAATAACTGTAGGTATTAATCCTTTAACTGGTTGTGGTTTAGGTGTGTATTTAGAATACTCTCCTGTAAATCCTGGATCAGGAGCTTGACCACCTACTAAACCTCTAACTATATCTCCACCTAATTCTCTCAATGTTGGTTCATTAGCTGTAATTCTACCAGTAAAGTCTTGAGCAGTTACTCCTGTTCTATAAACAGGCTTACCATCTTTTTGTGTTAAACCTTTAACAGTAGGAGATGCTTCTACAAATTTAACACCTCTACCATAGTTAGCAGCTTTTTGTAATTCAGCTTCTCTCTTTTTAGAAACTTCTCCACCTGTCATAATGTTTTCCATTAAGGTAGCTGTTCTTGATTCTCTTGTTACATCTCTAGGAGATCTTGCTGCATTAGCTGATCCTGCTGTTGATCTAGTAGATCCCATTATGTTTCTTTACCTTCTGAATAAAATCCACGACCACCAGCTCTAGCAAATAAAGATCTTGATCCTAGTTTACCAGCAGCAAATCTTTTCTTTCTACGTTCTTCAGCTTTAGCTAATTCTTCTTTTTCTTTTTCAGCAGCAATACGTTCTTCTTCCATTTGTTTTTCTAGTGCTTTCTCACTAGCTGACTTTTCATATTTAGGTGGTTTTAAAAATCCCATTGTTCACAACCTTGTTTCTTTAAATATTTATATAACTGATAAGGGGTAATAATCAACTTATTTATTCCTAGTATTCTCATTACAGTAGTAACACAAGAATGTTCTCTTAACCATGCAGCTTGGAATAACCTGAACTTCTGCCTGAATAATTTAGCTTTTATAAACGTACCCCCCATAGATTTAACAAAATCAAATACTTTAGCTACATCTTCTCCGTTCAATATTTTTACATCTAATCTTTTATGAATATGCTCTATGGCTATCCATTTTTGTTGTTTAACGTCATATCCTAACATTCCACAATGAGCCATCCCTTTTCTTCTAAAGATATGATACCACTCCTCATGAGGTGGATCAAAGAAGTAGATCAACCATTCCTTCGGAAAATATCCCACTTCTTCCTCCTGTTCATGGAACTACGATCAAAGATATTCCAATTCTTATAAGCATTAGCTACTTGTGGTCTAGCTGGACCTACAGTCAATGATCTACCTTCACCAGCACCTAGCATCAGATACTGTAGTGCATCATGTACATGGGAAAACTTATTCTTGTTAGGTTTATCTTCATATCTTTCTCCAGAGGTTTGGATTCTTCTATAATGATATCCACCTAAGAATCCTTTACGTAAAGACTTACAAGATTTATTTAACAAAAAGCCAGGCTTTCCATCTACCATTCTATTCAATGCAGTTTCTACAGATTCTATTCTGAGTCCTACATCATTGGATGGTGCAGGAAAGGCTTGGATGCCTTGTTGTCTAAGTATCTGAAACGGAGTTGTTTCATCTGTCTGCGCCCTAAAATCTCCAGCAGGATCTCCAAATATTTTTAAATCTTTATCAGCACAATGTTTAATAATCTCATGCTTGAGTAATTCACTAAACTTAACTGTACCTATATCAAAACAAACGAGTTCATGCAGGATTAACCATCTACCATCTGGTAGCTTCTGACCAAAGACAGCAGAAGGTGTAAGACCGAAGTCTAATCCAATATAAACAGTAACAGGTGCAAAAGGTACTTCTTCATCTGCTAAGTGGACATCTTCTCTAAAAGATGGATAAACTAACTTACCATCTTCTATTGTTCCTAATTTATTTAAAACATAAACGTCAATCCAAGACTTAGACTTTCCTCGTATGATATTTGGATAGTAATCTGGTGTAACATTTTGAATATTTTCTGCATCACTGTTAAGTTCATAACCTTTAATCTTATCGTTTTCTTTCTTCTCAATCATACCTGGAGGTTGTACAAAAAATTTCCAGTTGTCTGGTTTGACTAACATAATAGATTCTTCTTGGCTCATATGATCTGGCATAGGAACTTCACCAGACATAATGGACCACCAATGATCTTCATCAGGTGCGTTGGTATCAGCAATAACACCATACCAAGTAGGTCCACCATCTTTCATTGAAGGAAATCTACCAACACGCATTGTACACGCATCCACAATAGATTTAGGAATTTCTCTTGCTTCATTAATCCATACACCAGTTAATTCTAAAGACAATAGTTTCTTGACATCTTCTGGTCTATCTAGTGCCAGGAAGATAACTTCTAGTTCGACATCACCTACAT